ATTCGACGGCGCGCCGCAGGCTGGCGCTCAGCGGGCCACGGACAAGGCTCGGGTCGGTCTGAACCGGGCGGCCAAGATAGGTGGGCAGTGTCGGAGCTGCCAGATCGGGCGCATCGCGCAGCAAGAAACTTGCAGTGACCGTCCCATCACCCTGGCGTCGGCGGGCGATCTCCACGGCCGAGGTCAGCACACCGGCGCGGACCGGCGCGACCGTGATCAAGCGGGCGGCTCCAGTCATACCCGGCAGTTGCGTTCCCAGCGGCTCCGCAAGCATCAGCCGGTCCGCTTGAACGGTTGCAACTTCCACGGGCACTGCTTCGCCACCATCGACACCGATCGCTACCAAACCACCCGCCCGGAAGTCCGACACGCCGGTGTTCAGCAGGATCTCCGTCACACCCTGCGCCAGATCGGTGTCCGGCTGCAGCGCCATATGCCAGAGCGGTACCAGCCAGTCTCCCGCAAAGCCCGCCCGCGCCAGTTCGGCCGCCCGCGCCATGCTCAGCGCATCCAGCCGGTGGCGAAACGTCACGATCTCACGCGGGCGGGATCGCAGCGCGATGCGCTGTTCGCCAGCCCGCGCCTGCAACACGTCCGTGCGCCATTCCAGCACCTCCGTGATCTCCTGCGCTGGAGCAAAGGGCCAGAGCGTTGGCTGGCCATTGGCGTCAGGCATTGATCGCCCCGCGATTGCGGCGGATGACGTTCAGGATCGCGCGTTCGCCAGAGGGCGTGGCGAGGTAGTCGCCAACAATCGACGGGTCGAGCACGTTGATGATCCGGGTGGACATTGCAGGCGCGGCAGAGGCCGCGCCATCGCCGTTCATCTGGCCGTTCATCTGGCCGTTCATCTCGACGCCAAGCCGTCCACCCCGGCCCCGGCGGAGCGGCAGGATCGCCTCGGGCCCAGCTTCACCCATCAACCCGATGCCGCGTGCAAACGGAAATACCGTCGGTCGATCAACGACCCCACCCCTGGCAAAGGCCGTGAGGTCCTGGCCACCGCCAAAGACACCGCCCCGCGCAAACCCGAACAGGCTTGCTAAAAAACCGCCACCGCCACTCCCGCCTGCGCCACCGCCAGAAAAGGCGCTGATCAGCGCGTTCTCGATCGGCTTGAAGGCAAGATCAATCAGCCGGTTGGCGAGGTTCCCCGCGATACCTGCAATGGCACTGGCGAATGTCTGCCAGCTGAACTCGCCAGACTTCAGGGCGTCCTTGATGGGTCCGGTGATATCCTGCGCGAGGCCTTGTGCAATCTCCCGCGAGCGATCCTGCGCCGCGCGCACCGCGTCAGTGGTCGCTTCCCAGGCCGTGCGCGCGGTATCGGCGCCCTCGCGCAGCGCGTCGCCAGCGCTCCGACCGGCGCCGCCTGCACTGCCTGCTGCCTCTTCTGTGGCCTCCAGCGTGTCTTCCAGCGCCTCGGCAGCCGCACGCGCGCCATTCAGCCCGGCCTCCGCCGCCACCCCGCTCGCCGTGACGGCCTCACGAAGTGCCGCAACCGACTGGAGTGGAGCCGTCGCGGCACTGACAACACCGGCCATCATCTCGCGCAGCGCCGCTGCCTGCGTGCGGGCATCGGATGCGTATTGGTCGAGCCCGAGATCGGGCGGCGCAATCGGATCGGAGTTGAAGGCGGCTGCGAATGCGTCGCGTGCCTGGGTGCCTGCCTCTGCTGCGGAGCCTTCAAACGGGTTATCGATCCGGCCTAGCTCCAGATTGCCGATCAGCGACACCCGGCGCTCCACGCCGAGCGCCTCGAGCCCCGTGTTGATCCCCTCCAGAAACCCGTTGATGCGCTCACCGACACCATTGAGCATGGCCTCAACGCCCGCGATCAGCGCATTGGCCGCCTGGAATGCAAAATCCCCGATCGTGCCCGGCAGCGCGCCCCAAAGCACCTTGATCGCCTCAAACGCGCCTTGGAATGTGTTGAGCACGGCATTGCCAAAGCCGACCACGGCCGCGAGCGAGGTCTGCAGTGCTTCGGCAATGGCGGCTTTGATCTCGGACCAGCTGGCGATGATCCGCAGACCCATGGCAAGTGTGCCCAGCGCCATGCGTTCCGCGACCTCGCGGGCGAGATCGCCCAGCAGCGACAGGGCGTTGCCAAAGCCGCCCGCACCGCGCACGAGGCGACCGAACCAGTGGACCAGTTCTCCCGCCCCGACGATCAAGGCGATAAAGGGCAGCCGCAGCAGTGCCCCGCGCAGGATCACCAGTGCCATGGCGAGACCGCGCACTGAAACAGCTGCCGCGATCTTGGCCGCAACGAAGCGCCCCGCCATCAGGGTGGCGATGCCGGTTGCGTAAGCCGTCAGTCGTCCGAGGTTCTCGAAGAGTGTGCGGATGGCAACGCCCAGCGGTCCTGTTGTGCGCGCAACAGCAGCCATCGCACCAGCCACGGCCTCCAGCGCGGGGGCGGCTGCAACTGCCAGCTGATTTGACAGCCCTCGCCAGATCAGACCCAGCCGTGAGATCGCGTCATTGGTCCGCTCGATCTGCGCGGCATCCTGATCGGAGACCACCACCCCGAAGTCGCGCACATCTTGCGTGGCCTGGCGGAGCGTGGCCGTATCAATGCGGGTGAACACCAGACCAGCACGATCACCAAACAGCTGCGAGGCTACCGCAGCGCGCTCGGCTTCGGGCACGAACTCTGCCAGTCGATCCTGAATAAGCGCGATACGCTGATCGAGCGGTAGCGCTTGCAACTCGGCCGCCGACAGGCGCAGTCGGTCAAGCGCGGCCGCAGCAGGCCCGGTGCCCGCAGCGGCCTGGCTCAGCCGCCGCGTCAGCTGCATGGTGGCCTGTTCGATCTGCCCCATCGACACGCCCGCCAGATCGCCCGCGCGCTCCAGAACCTGAATGCTCTCGACCGTGGTGTCGAGCGAGGCGGCCAGCTTGGCTTGCGCATCAATTGTCTGGAGCCCTGAGCGGATCATCGCAGTCGCTGCGACCGCGATTGCGGCGGCGGCGGCAGCCATTGCCACGCGGGCGCGCCGTGCAAAGACTGCCAGCCGGGCATTCGCGCTCTCCATCTCGCGCGACAGCCGCCCAAACCCGCGCGCACCTGCATCGCCGACACCCACCAGCTCGGCCTGCACCTGTCGCCCGCCGCTGGCGGACAGGCGAACTGAAACCCGCTTCTCATTCATGCTGTCCTCCCAATTGCGTGTCCGTTTGTTCGTTGAGTTTGCGCACCATCACAGCTTCAATGACCGGCAGGAGTTCGACAGCCGCGCGCGGATCGATGCCCAGTGCATCCGCCATGGCCAAGGCCACGCTCATGTCCCAGCCCAGCACGACACCACCCATTGCGCCCGGCATCGCGCGGATCTGACCACCCAGCCGTCCGGCCAGGTCCCAGACCTGCCAGCCGTCCAGCGTGTGTGGGGCGTTCAGGATTTGCGGGCAGTCCTGGCAGCTTTGCGTGCACGCTGCACAGTAGGCTGCGCCCCCGCCGTAGACCCAGTCGGCAAGGGCGCGGAGACGTTTTTTTCCGCTTCCAGCTCCAGACCCTTCGCAACATACCCCATCTGGAAGCGCTCGAAGATCGGCCAGATATCGAGCAGTGCGGTGATCCCCTCCGGGCTGATCGGCATTGGAGTGTCCTCGGCATCGCCGACACCCTCCCAATCGAGGATGGCACGTTCGGCCAGCGCCTTGCCGAAGATCACGGCGATCTCGTCATCGCTGGTGCCCTCAGGCAGGCCGCGCACGGCCGGGTCGCTGCGCGCCGCCACCATCAGCGCGGTGGTCAGCGGTTCGACCCGGACGCGCACGCCAAGGCAAAGAGCGAGCCAGTACGGCTCGCGGGCAAGGTTCAGGCGCAGCATGGATCAATACTCCTCAATGCCGTTGATCAGAGTGACGGTGCACATCCGGCCCAGCGTGCTGTCGCGCGCGGCCTGCCAGTCGAAGGTGGCCTGCACGCCCTGCGGCCCAGAGATCTCGATGCGCGGGCGCGGCAGATAGACGGCATGGGCGGTCAGCGTCAGGCTCTCTCCCGACGGCAGCACATAGGCAAACTCAAGCGCGCAGGGATCGCCGTTGATCGCCTGGTTCACCAGCACCTGATCTGCAAACCGCACCTCGACCCGGCCGGTAAGTGCCGCAATAGACGGGTCCGCCCCATCAATGCGCCCG